CATTTTTTATCGAGGCATCAAAGATGGTCGGAGAGTAAAACTAAAAATAGAATACTCTCCGACTTTGTATTTTCCCACAAACAAAAACACCGAATGGCGTTCTTTGCAAGGAGATGTTCTCGAGCCAAGAAAATTTGATTCGATTCGTGAAGCAAAAGATTTCATACGACAATATGAAGAAGTTCAAAACTTCAGAATGTTTGGCAATACTCGACTAGAATATGCATTCATTGCTGAAACACAAAAAGGCGACATCGATTGGGACATGAATGACCTAGATGTTGCCATCATCGACATTGAGGTCGGTTCAGAGAATGGATTTCCTGAACCAAGTGATGCAAACGAACCAATTACTGCGATTGCTATTCGCAGACTTAATGGTGGCATGACAGTTTATGGTTGTGGTGAATACGAAAACAATCGTGATGATGTTCGATATGTCAAATGTGATGATGAATATTCTTTGTGTAGAAAATTTCTGACTGATTGGCAAGAGAACACACCAGACATCATCTCTGGTTGGAATATTAAGTTCTTTGATATTCCATATTTGCACAATCGTTTCAATCGTATTCTTGGTGAAGCCATGACAAAGAAACTTTCGCCATGGAATGTGATTGCAGAAAGAGAAAAATTAATTAAAGGAAAAAAACAAATTGCGTATGATATTTTTGGCGTATCTTGTTTGGATTATATCGAACTCTACCGCTGGTATGCTCCCTCTGGCAAGTCACAAGAATCCTACAAACTCGACCATATCGCCTCTGTTGAACTAGGCACAAACAAGATTGATTATTCTGAGTATGACAATTTACACCAACTCTATAAACTCAACTATCAAAAGTTTATTGACTATAACATCAAAGATGTGGAACTTATCGTTGAACTAGAAGATAAGTTGAAACTGATTGAGTTGGCTGCCACTCTGGCGTATGACACAAAGACCAACTTTGAAGATGTGTTCGCACAGACAAGAATGTGGGACTCAATGATTAATTGTTATTTGATGGAACGAAAAATCATTGTGCCACCGAAAGAACGCAAATTCAAAGAGTCGGCCTTTGAAGGTGCATATGTGAAAGAACCACAAGTTGGCAAACACGATTGGGTTGCATCATTCGATTTGAATTCTCTGTATCCGCATTTAATTATGCAATACAATATTTCGCCAGAGACATTGATTGAACCGAGTGAGTATACGCCAACGATGAGAAAGATTCTTGAGCAAAACATTAATGTAGAAAAACTTTTGAATCAAGAAATCAACTTCAAAGAGTTTGGTTTACAAGACGCAACAATCACACCAAATGCACAATTCTTTCGTACCGACAAACAAGGTTTTCTTCCTAAGATGATGGAAGAAATGTATGAAGACCGAAAGAAGTTTAAGAAGTTGATGATTAAGGCGCAACAAGAGTATCAAGTAGAAAAGAACGAACAAAAGAAAAAAGAATTAGATAAACTGATTGCACGATACAACAATCTACAACTCGCAAAGAAAGTTTCATTGAACTCGGCATATGGTGCAATGGGTTCACAATACTTTCGTTTCTATGATTTGAGAGTTGCCTTGGCAGTTACACTTGCTGGTCAATTGTCAATTCGTTGGATTGAAAAGAAACTCAATCTGTTTATGAACAAATTATTAAAGACGGAGGAAGATTATGTTATTGCATCCGATACTGATTCAATCTATCTCAGGCTTGGCAACTTGGTTGACAAAGTTTTTTCTGATGAGAAAGATTCGAAGAAGATTATTGCTTTTATGGACAAAGTTTGTGAGGAGAAAATTCAACCGTTCATCGACAAGAGTTACGAAGAACTAGCTGAGTATGTTCATGCCTTCTCACAAAAGATGCAGATGAAACGAGAGGCACTCGCAGACAAAGGTTTGTGGACTGCAAAGAAACGATATGCATTGAATGTGTATGACAACGAAGGTGTGGTCTATAATGAACCAAAACTCAAAGTGATGGGTCTAGAGATGGTAAAATCTTCTACGCCATCAGTCATTCGTGAAAAGATGAAAGAAGTTTTAGAGTTGATGATGACTGGCACAGAAGATGATGTGCATGACTTTATTGAAAACTTTAGAGTTGAGTTTATGAAATTGCCTGTTGAAGAAATTTCATCACCGAGAGGCTGCAACGGCATTACAACCTATTCTGATTCGGTAACATTGTATAAGAAAGGCACACCAATACATGTCAAAGGTGCCATTCTCTACAATTTCAATTTGAAAAGACTTAATCTAGAGAAACAATACCCACTCATCAAAGAAGGTGAGAAACTAAAGTTTATCTATTTGAAGATGCCGAACCCAATCAAAGATACGGTGATAAGTTTTCCTCAAAGACTGCCAAAAGAATTTGACATTCAACCATATATCGATTATGATATGCAATTCGAAAAGGCATTTGTAGAACCAATTCGTGTCATTCTTGATTGTATGGGTTGGAAAACAGAAAAACAAAACTCATTGGAAGATTTCTTTGGATAATATTCGCATCATTGAAACTGGCGTTGATGTTTCTAAAATCAAAGAACAGTTAGAAATGTATCCTGATGATTGGGGCATTCAGACAGATATGGCTCATGCTGACATGTTAGACCCAACAACCAATATTGTAAGTGCAAAAGTCTTACAGTTGGTTGTTGGTGCGGTAACTGATGCCTCACAAGATGCTCGTGATTCAGAACTTTGCATTCCAACTCCTGCTTGTGGTCGCCATACAGAGATACTAAAGTGGGCATGGAAAACTTTTGGTCGTTTTGCCAGATGTGCGTTTCTTGGTTTGCCACCAGGTAAAATTGTTGGGCAACATATCGACATTGGAAATTATTATTTGACCAAAGACAGATATCATCTCTCAATACAAGGTCGTTATAGATATACAGTAGGAGAAGAATCTGTAATCGTAGAACCAGGAACTTTTCTTTGGTTCAATAACAAGTTGCCTCACGGCACAGAGAACCTTGGTGATGAAATGCGTATCACATTTGTAATTGATGTTCTTCACGGACCTGATAATCCATGACACAAGTATATCTACCTTTTTTAACTGCAATTGCTTTGTCGGCAATTGCTGCATTCTATTCTGTGATTGGTCTTGCACAAATATTCCCTGGTTCTTTTTGGCCAATTGTTATTATGGGAACAGTATTAGAGATTGCAAAGTTGGTAACAGTTTCTTGGTTGTATAACAATTGGAGTGTTACTGTTCGTGCAATGCGTTATTATTTTAGCATTGCAGTTGTTCTGTTAATGCTCATCACCTCGATGGGCATTTTTGGTTATCTCTCAAAGGCACACTTAGATTCAAATGTATCACTCAATGCAAACTCTGTTCAAATTAAAACAATCGAATCACAAGAGAGAATTGCACAAGAACGACTTTCATATCTTCTAAAGAAAGCAGGTGAAGACCCTGAGAAAATTTCTCGCAGAACAGACCAGGCAATCCAAGAAACGCAAGCAGAGTTAAGAAGATTGACTGAACAAAAGTTGCCATTGTTGAGAGAAGAAAATGCATTGGCGGCAGAGATTGGTCCTATTAAGTATATCGCCGAAATGCTCTATGACGAAGAAGACCCATCGTTCATAGATAAAGCAGTAAGAGCCGTAATCATTGTTATCATTGTTGTATTTGACCCACTTGCCATTCTTCTTCTCATTGCTTCACAACAGACATATCGCAATATAAAAAGAGAAAAAATAGAACCAGAAATAAAAAAGGCAAAGAAAAAGAAAACACTTGACACACCCAACGGTCCTAGTTTAGAATCGTTCTTTGTAGATAAGAATACTGAAGTTATACCAAAAGACAAAATTACCCGATTAGATGGAGGTTCATTTTAACATGTCATTACTCGACAAACTGAAAAAGAATACAACAATTAAAGATAGTTCTATTCTTGCTAAATCAAAATTCTTTAATGAGAAAGATGTAATTCCAACCGATGTGCCAATGATTAATGTGGCACTTTCTGGTTCATTAGATGGTGGTCTTGTGCCTGGCCTTACAATGCTTGCAGGCCCATCGAAACACTTTAAGACTGCATTTGCGTTATTGATGGCATCTGCATACACAAAGAAATACAAAGATGCCGTCATTCTGTTTTATGATTCAGAGTTTGGTACTCCCAAGAAATACTTTGAAACATTTGACATTGATATGGACCGTGTTCTTCACACACCAATTACTGATGTTGAACAATTGAAACACGACATCATGGCTCAGTTGAACGAACTTGGCAAAGATGACAAAGTGATTATTGTGCTTGATTCAATTGGTAATCTTGCATCAAAGAAAGAAGTTGATGATGCACTTGAAGGCAAGTCTGTTGCAGATATGTCCCGTGCCAAACAAATCAAGTCTCTGTTTCGTATGATTACACCGCATCTAACAATCAAAGATATTCCAATGGTTGTTGTGAATCACACATACAAAGAGATTGGTATGTTCCCGAAAGATATCGTTGGTGGTGGCACAGGTTCTTATTATTCTGCTGACACAATTTGGATTCTTGGTCGCCAACAAGAAAAGACAGGCACAGAAGTTACAGGTTATAACTTCATCATCAACATTGAGAAGTCTCGGTATGTGCGTGAGAAGTCTAAGATTCCTGTGACAGTTTCTTTTGAAGGGGGTATTCAAAAGTATTCTGGCCTGTTAGATGTTGCAATGGAAGGTGGGTTTGTTCAGAAACCATCGCCTGGTTGGTATGCAAAAATTGACCAGGCAACTGGTGAGATTGGTCAAAAATATCGTGAGGCAGACACGCATCACAAAGACTTTTGGGGTGACTTATTGAAAAATGAAAAGTTTAAGGAATTTATACAACAGAAGTATTCTATTGCTTATGGAAATATTATGGGCAATGTCGAATCTGTTCAGGAAGAAACCGAAAATGCTTGAAGAAGGTAAAGATTTCGTCTTTATTAATTTCAAAGACACCGACATTACTGGCCTTCAACTTATCGAAGGTGAGTATGCCGGTGTTGTATATCATTACCATCAGGCAAAAGTTGTTGAAGAAGGCGAAATGGCACGCCTTCAATTTGGTTTTACAATCGTTCATCCAGGTAAACACGACATAGACCTCTTGCAAAAAGATGAGAATTTTGTTACAATTATGGGTGACATTCTTACACAAATACTAATGAACAAAGCGAAAGCAGATGAACAGATTAGAACAGACGATTCTGAAGAATTTAATTTACAATGAGGCATTCACACGAAAAGTAATTCCATTTCTCCGTGCTGATTATTTCTCTGATGATACAGAGAGAACCTTATTCAAAGAAGTCTTTGAATTCACAAACAAATACAAGAATCTTCCAACACACGAAGCACTTGTAATCAATCTTACTGAGAGTAAAACTCTGACTGAGCCACAAGTTCAGTCAGCAGTTAAATTGCTTTCAGAAATCAAAGAAACAAAAGATGACAAAGTAGAATTGGCCTGGTTGACAGAACAAACTGAAAAGTTCTGCCAAGACAAGGCAATCTACAATGCCATCATGGAGTCTGTTGGTATCCTCGATGACAAGAGCGCAAAGAAAAGTAAAGGAGAAATACCTAAACTTTTAAGTGATGCACTTGGTGTTTCATTTGATAGTAATGTTGGCCATGACTATTTGCAAGATGTTGAAAATCGATATGACTTCTATCATCGTGTGGAGAGTCGCATCAAATTTGACCTCGATATCTTCAACAAGATTACAAAAGGTGGTCTGCCACTTAAAACTTTGAACATTGCACTTGCAGGCACAGGTGTTGGTAAGTCTTTGTTCATGTGTCATGTTGCCGCAGGCTGTTTGTCGCAAGGTCAAAATGTGTTGTATATTACACTTGAAATGGCAGAAGAAAAGATTGCAGAACGAATCGATGCGAACTTGTTGAATGTTGATATCAATGAACTGCACACTATCTCAAAAGATGATTATGAAAGAAAGTTTGATGTTCTAAAAGCCAAGACACATGGCAAACTCATCATCAAAGAATACCCAACCGCATCTGCATCAACTCTGCATTTTCGTGCATTGTTGAATGAATTGGCGTTGAAGAAAAGTTTCAAACCAGATATCATCTTTGTTGACTATCTAAACATTTGTGCATCCTCTCGCATCAAACCTGGTGGCAATGTGAAC